CTCAGGCAGCGAAGGGAGTAGATTACGCATTGCAGAGAATCGCTCGGATTTTAGGTCCACGCTATCCCTCTATATCGAAATTGTTTTTTAAAGAGAAATTTAAAATGTTGGAGATAGCATGGCCAAGTAATGTACCCTGTGTCGATAATAGACATGAATTATGCGAGTGTGAGTTACAGATAATATTGCCCGAGAAATTAGAGCGGATGAAAGTAAACTCACCTCGCTATTCTGGTACGGTGAGGCAGTCATTACAGGATATGATTTTATACGCGATGGCGGTTATAGCAGCGAATTTTGATTATTCGGTGGATTTTGTGCCGATATCAAGGAACGTACAGAGTGTATTGACGTCTCTACGTATTGATGCAGGAGCGTATCAGAATTTAGCACGAGTACCCCCTTATTTTCATACACAGAATACGACTCGTCCATCCGAGTTGCCCGTCCCTACGGAGTCGGTCTCTCGGATTTTTCAGTTAGCGGATGTCTTGTATTTTTCTCGTCGTGGGGTGGGACTTAGTGAGAGTGATTTACGGCAAGAGGTGTGGCGTGTTGCCGACGGTCGGTCGTGGAAGGAAGATACTAAGATTCCATCCTTGGCGACTTTAGCAGCACGCCGAGCTTCTCCGTATAATCTGGCTGTAGGAGGGTATTCCCCAGATAGACCTTATACTAGGTCGGCATTGGCAGATCTGCACTCGAGCAAATTTTCTAAGCAAACTGCAGTGTATGGGAGGAATGTTAAATTTTTAAACGAGTATGCTCGAGCATTAGCACCACTTATGCCTAGAGCATTGGATATGTTATATCGTATATTGGATACAAGACAATATTTTGGGAAATATGAATTTAACCCAGATCCCACATATATTACCTCGATATACTTGGGGGCTAGCTCGGGGGATGCTCCAGGGCCTGAGCTGACAACAGAAACAGAGACGGGGATACCGATTTTTGTGAGTCCCAGGGGGAAGAAATTTGAGTCCCATGAGCGAGCAGTGAAGAATGTTAATCGTATGTTCCGTGAGTCATCGTATGGGGTGCCAGTGCTTCGTAATAAGGCATGGGTAATGAAAGGAAAGGATGAGACTTACGGAAAATATGAGAAATATTTATTGGAGGATTATCAAAAGTATGCAGATAAATTTCGTTTCTTTGTCATTCCGAGTGATGAGGAGTCTCTAACGGAACGAGTTTTATTCACCTTGCGACAAAATTTAGAGCGTGGCTATATTTGTATAGGCCACACATGGTCGTACGGCGGGGCAGACCGTATAGCGGAGTTATTACACTATAATTGGGATGACCCGATGGCGGCCGTGTATTCGATGGGTGATTTGATAAATTGTGATCAGTCATTACATAGGGTATTGCTGGAGTTTTTCGTAGCACACGGCGGGATTTATTATAATAAGAAAACTCGAGCGTGGCCAATTTATAAGAAAATGTTAAAGACTATTTTTGATTGGCTAATAACAAGGATAACACACGTGTATGCAGGGGTATGGATGGTTGTTCACGGAGGTGTACCTTCAGGATCGGTGGTGACTTCGCATGCCGATTCCTGGGTCTCCTTGCTGCTATTTTGTTTATGGTGTTGTTATGAGATATCGCGCATTGTCGATGCAGAAGTAGCGATGGCCGCAACGGAGGCCCTACTACACATGCAGTTGATTATGATAGTTTACGGCGATGATCTCATACATCGATGCCCACGGGTACTAGAAGGGACGTTTGGCTTTGCGCGTTACATAGCATGGGCACGACAGTTCTTTGATATGCATTTTAAGGATATCAAGATCGACAAGCCCCTGTTGTCGATTGTTTCGGAGAGCGGTTCTGTGATAGAAGATGGGTGTTCTTTTTTACATCGACGATTGGTTCTCAATTCGTGGAAAGGAGAGAAACAGCCGAAACTGCTAGCATGGAGGCCGATTTCAGACTATTCTTATCGCCTCGTCTATGGACGGGAACCAGACCCATGTCGAAATGTTATGGATGTAATGCTATCCGCAATGGGAATGGCGTATGATTCTTATGCGGCAAATTTGGATTCCTACAATTATTTGCGTGATGTGTTTATGCTGGGTTTTAATTACATCAAGGTCAAGGTGACCGATGTGAATGAGGTTCTGTTTAGGCACTTTCAGGCGAAGAGGGGTGGAGACTTGTCTCAGTACCTTCGCAAAGGGAAAATGTCGCTAGAAGAGTTAAGGAATGGGTTTCCGAAGTTGGCCATATTGGTTGCGAAAAATCAAGTGGACAGGGAGAAATGGTCATTGAGAAATTTTCCTAATGAGGAAATGTCCATGTTTGCTGTCGAGGATGACTTCTAAAGTGAAAAAAATAAAAGTGTACTTCGCCTTTACTGATATGGGGTCTACTAACTCTTAGGTTTAGGCGTTAAGG